ATAGACCTTTGATTTAACGTCTACTAGTACTACAAATTCTGGTTGAGCATAGTTTGTTACGCCTACTTCTGCTTCGTACTTTTCTACATATTCAATGGTATAGGCAAGTCCACTACAGCCCGTAGTCCTAACTCCAAGCCGTATGCCTACACCTGTTCCACGCTGTTCAAGCAGATGTTTGATTTTCTTTTTAGCTGTATCAGTTACGGTAATCATGTACCGTATTGATATTAATTTGGAACTGCCACTACTCGATAGCAGTTGCAGTTAGCATCTAGCACTTGTTCCCAATGATAACCAAATGGAGGTGTTGCTGAATATGAAACTGGTCCAGGCCCTGTTGGTACATAGATAACTTGGGGAGGCGGTGGAGGTGTTATGGGTCGAGTAATTGCATAAGTTATTACACCACCTATAATCATAGGTGCTACCCAACCACCTCCAAAATCTCCTCGATGGCCGCCGTGGTGTCCGTGCCGGAATCCATCAGCGTTAGCAATTCCAACTGTTGATAACAATAAAATAGCCACTAACTTTTTCATTTTATTCACCTTTTATGGTAGATACAATAGATTTAAGTTTGCTCCAAGCAGATTCTATCTCGGTTCTAACTAACGGAGATCTTTCTAGAACTTCGTTAGTTACGGGAGATACAAATTCTGGAGAAATTGATAAAAATTGATTTCGATTATCCATAGCAGTCTCAGATAATGATATTAATTCTTGCAGTTGTTCATCTGTAGTAATATCAACTTTTATTTTCTCTTGTAGAGTTCCTAATGCCGGATCATTAAGCGCACTAAATTCTGGATAATTTTTTAAGAATAATTTATCAAAAATCAACACTTGCTTAATACGAGACACTAGCTCTTGAACATTTTCATTCATAATACACTCCTATACAGGTATGTTGTATTTAGCCTGTTATTTTGGAGTTTTACGAGCAGCTTTAACTTCTGTTACTTCTTTACGAACTGCTTTGCATAAATTGGCTAGTTCTTGGCAGTGTTTACGTACACGGGTACCAGCTGCGCCAACTTCTTTGTCGTAAAATTTTTCGAAGTCGCCTTCCATTGCTTCTACGATTTTGGCGAATTCTTGATATTTGTTTGGTGTTGTCATTTTAATCTCCTGTGATTATGTTATAAATTTCTTTCCAATTTTTTACGACTGGATAATTGCAAGTATGGTCCATATTATGTCCATGCTCTACTAACAAACTACTTAGCCCCAGCTTGTAACCTACATCGGCATTTTCTGGCTTGTCTTCAATCCACCAAAGTCCGCTGCCTTCGTAGGGTGCTAGTGCTTGATCTTTGTCTGCACCGGTATCTAAACAGATAACATTTTCGATAGCGTTGCCAAATAATTTACGTAGATTCATTTCACGTAGTTTATTGGCGTTTTTATCTAGACTTAGGCTTGTGATAACACGGAATTGATATCCGTGTTCTTCATGTAATCTCTTAACATAGTAAGTACTATCACGAAGTGCTGGGAGAAAACCAATGGCTGCTGATTCGTTAAAGATTCGAATTAATTTTTTAGATTCTTTAAGATCTAAATCTTCGAAATGATCGTGAAGGTAGTAACTGTTCTTACTATTTGATTTTGGTACATAGCCACGTTCTTGCATCCAAACATGGAACGCCCATTCCCAATCTAATAGTACACCGTCTGCATCTGTAAGTATGAGTTTTTTCATACTTGTATATTACAGTCTTTCTTAGTGTTTGTCAACTATCCGCAAAGACATTTGGTGAACCAGTAGCAGCCGCATTTGGAACCCAAGGGCCATGGCCGCCAGTAGCATCGCCTTGACGGTGAACAGGAATGTTGTTTACAAATACTGTGCCACTACCTGCGGCTGCTGGATCTCCACAAGCACAAGTGTCACCAATTCGAACAGTAGCATCATTGTTAGTAAACACATTTGGACTGCCACTCCCATACGAAGTTTTATGAAATGGCACTTTTGGCCCTGCATGTCCCTGATGTTGATCGTCACCTACTCTAACTACTCCTGGCATATTTCTTTTCCTTTAAACCCAATTAATAGTTCCTGTTCCAGATTTAAAAATGTAGACCTTATAACCAGGTCTTGAAGTTGTATCTAACACATAAGTTAAACCGGTAATAGTTGCGATATTGTTATAACTTGAAGGGTATGCAATAATTACAACACCTGATCCACCTGATCCGCCAGTCCTCGGGGGTGCTCCTGCACCGCCGCCACCGCCACCGGTATTTGCCGGAGATGATGTACCATCAGAATTACTGTAACCAATACCTCCGCCTCCGAGGCCGCCTGCACCAAAATATTGATTTCCTTGACCATCTCCGCCTCCGCCGCCGCCGCCCGCGAAGTAAACTTGTCCGCCGCTTACCACTCCTACACTGTTTGCCGTGGCCATTCCAGTGGTAATTATTGTAGTAGTGATACCTATACCGCCTGCACCTGGTTGTTGATCACTTGTAGCATCTTGCCCTTGAGCTCCGGCACCACCACCACCGCCGGCTGCTGCATTATTACCGCCGCCACGCCCTCGACCATTGCCACCGTTGTATCCTTGTCTTGGAGGTCCGGCAACCCCTGTACCCCCGCTAGTACCGTTTGGTGCAGCACCGCCACCGCCTGAACCACCGTCTTGTCCTGAAGGTCCATAATCTGCTGTTCCGCCTTGTCCACCACCAATGGCAGTTAAAGTTCCTAGTATACTTGGATTTCCATTTGCGGTACTGCCGCCACCAGTACCAACAGTAACTGATAAGAAAGATGTTTTTAGTGAATAAGCACCTGAAACTGCACTTGAAAGAACACCTCCGCCTCCGCCGCCACCAGCAATAAATCGTCCACCTCCGCCGCCGCCGCCAACAACAAAATAATCAATAGTTGGCGGTATAGTTGGCGGTAAGGTAGTATATGTATTTCCACCTCGAATAATGTTTAATGCAGCAAACACATTGATTCCTTAATATGTGTATCCTTGATTAGCACTGCCATACCATTTTGATCCGTCTGCTATAAAAGTTAAAATATCTAACTTTCCAACAGTGGCAGTGATAGTAGGTGCGCCAAGAGATCCCCATACTACGCTAGTAAATGAAGCAGATCCTGCGCTACCTGTTGCTGGTTGCTTTAACAGTATTACAAATGATTTTCCAGCAGTAGCAGTAGGCATAGTAAAGGTTGTAGTTTGTGAAGCAGTTAGCGTGTAACGTAGTACAGTTCCTGAGTTAATGATAGCATCTGTTATGGCTGTTGTGCCAGTACCAACTGTAACTGATGTTGGGGCATTTTCTGTATATCCTGAAATAGTTGGATTAGTAAACATTGTTGTTTTAGATTCATTGGTTACATTACCAAGTCCAATGTCTGCTGCTGTTATGTTTGAAACTGTTGAAGATATTTTAGTTGTCATAGTTGTTAATTAAATAATTCTATACCAAGTAGTACCGGTTGTTCGATAAACATATTTGAATACAGTACCAGCCGTTGCTGAGCCAGCGAATGTTGGTGCAACAGTACCAGTTCCAACTGCAAGTGTTACTGTGTTAGTATGCACCGCAAATGCACAAACTTGGCCATCTATTGGTGTTGTTGGCATATTTAAAGTAGCAGTCAACCCAGTTGTTGATACTAATAGTACGTTAGTTGAAGTTGATGTACTTAAACTATACGAAGTAGTCGTTGCCACTGGAATATAATTTGGAGCAATAACTGATACTCCAGACATACTAAATTTACCAGGTATTGTGGTAGTTCCAGAAGAACTACCAACAGTCAACGCAGTAGAACTAGAAAATGCTGTAAAAGTTGTGCTGCCATCAATGCTAGTTGTAAAAGTTGGAGTTGCTAATGATGCTTTTTCTGAGTCTAATTCATTTAATGCAGCTTGTACAGTAACAGATGAAATATTTCCAGCTGGACTATTTGTAACGCTGGCCGCTGTAATTGTTGTGCTAGTATATCCATCTACTTCTGCTAATACGTTAGTACCAGCTGGTACTCCAGTATTTAAAGTAAAACTAGTTGAACTAGTTTCAGAATATTCGCTTGGAAATTGTCTTACACCGTCTATGTAAACACGTAGCTGGCCGGCACCAGCTGTATATGTTCCTACTCCTGTAAATACAGTTTGATTAGCAGTTGCAGTAAATGTTACTCGACTAGTGTTAATTGCAGTACCAACTGCGCCGCCACCACCTGATGCTGCTGCCCAGTAGTAGCCGCCACGACCTGAAGTAGTTAATACATATCCACTGACTTCACCGGTTGGTACTAGATTAGTTAAAGCCGCTGTTTGTCCATTTGCGCCAGTACCTCCTTGAGCTATTGCCAATGGAGTAGATAAACTAAGCCCAGTAGATGAAAATGTACCTACAAGGCTACTACCTATTGTAATTGTAACATCTGAGTTTGATGCTACAGATACATTACTAGTACCATTACTAATAGAACTAGCACTCAGGGTAAGCCATTGAAGTCCAGTTCCAGTTGAACTTAGTACTTGGCCATTAACACCAGTACTACTGCCAACTGATAATGTAGACATTGTTGTAGTCCCAGTGAACGTTGGACTAGTAAACATTGTTGCTTTACTTTCGTTCGTAACATTGTTAACACTTAGTGTTGTTCGCAGTGTCGATGCATTTACATCAAAAGTAACTTGTGCAGTTGTAGTGACTGTCGGGTTTGTCTGGTCAGGGTCAGTGTCTGTTCTAGTAACTGTTATACCACTAGCACCAGTTAATTTTAAATTTGTTATTGCAACACCAGAAGAGGTAATACTTGAAAATTCGTACTGCCCATTATCTTTACTATAGACTAAAAATTGATATTCAGTGCCTTCTGCATTTCCCGGAGCTACAAGATATGTGTCAGCAGATGTTCCTTTAATCATTACTCCAGGATTTGGAAAATCTCTTTGATTAATACTGACGCCGCCAGCAGTCACTCCGTCTCCTATATGGAATCGATTAGTAGTAGTATCATAGATAATTTCGCCCACTAATGGATAAAATCCATTACGATCTGTAGTAGGTCCTCGTCTTACAAGTATGCTGCCAGTTGGATTAGTCATAGTTAATCAGTTACAATGTCGTCTGGACCATAAGTTTTATTTGGATCGTAGGTAGCAGTGCCTAATAATGGAATGTATCCGCCGTCAATGTTAACAGCAATAGGACTAGCAAAAGTGCCTGCGTCTAAGTTTACAACTACTAGGTAGGGTGAATCTAAATTAACAAAAGGTCCGCCATCTGTGGCTGGAATATTAAAAATATTGTCTTTGTCAAATGGAGCACCGGCTCTAAGATTATAGGTCATACAATATTTAGCCGTAAAAAAAGGGGGTATAACCCCCTTTGGTAGCAGTATGCTATTAGACTAATTTAATGCCTGAAGTAGATTCTAAGAACTGTTTAGCAAACCCGTCGTCAGTTGCTTCTGCTACTGTAACTGTAGTCTTAAGAAGTTTAACCTCTTTGTCTGGATTAACAGTAAACAAGTAGGGCATTAGTCCAGGGCCTTGTTGCCCCATACCAATAACCATTGGTTTACTTAGCTTATAATAGCTATCTGTTTCTTCGGCTAGTTTAGCAACTAGTTCTTCACCGCTGGTCAGTTTTAATGTGATGACCTCACCTACGCTTACGCCTTTATCAATTAGCATTTGTTAACCTTTGTTTAAGTTCTGTAAATCCACCTACTAGCTCTTCATCTAAAAAGATTTGAGGAACTGTTCTTGCACCAGGGACTGCTTCTAATAGTTGTTCCTTGGTAAACCCGTCTCCGATCTTGCGTTCTTCAATTTGATAACCTCTAGCAGTTAACAATGCTTTAGCTTGATCGCAGTATGGGCAGTTGTACTTACTCCATAATACTGCTTTCATTTTATATCCTTACATGTTTGGTAATTCGTCATAGTCAATACCTTCACTCATAATTCCAATAACATAGTTAGTTGATTCATTTTCTTGTAAGGCAGTTTGTTTCTTACTAGTATCACTATGTTTATTGAACCAAGGTATAGGTGTTGACTTAGGTGCTGTACTTTGGTATTTAATACCAATATCTTTTAAGGCATGTAGAGCAGTATAGTCTACAAAGTCTTTTAAAATATTAGCGTTCAATCCAATCACTGGACCTTTCTTAAACAGATAATCGGCCCAGGCCTTTTCCTCACGAATCACATCTATATATAGCTTATAGACTTCGTCAGCACACTCTTCTCTGGCTTTGGCAAATCTAATATCTTCTTTGACTACCTGATTAATCATTAAGGCAGTCCATTCTTTATGTAGAACTTCGTCTTGTAAAATTAAACTAATAATGTTACCATTGCCAATAAAAATCTTGTTCTCTACCATTGCCAAACTTGTGGCAAAGCTAACCATGAAACGGAAGGCTTCTAGGGCATAGCTAGCATTGAGTGCCAGCCAAATGGCTTTGATATGTTCATGTTCGGTGACAATAACATCAGCTGGCATTGCTGGACTTTCCGCTAATGAATTAGCTAACTCAACTTTGCAATTAAGAACATGTAGTCGATCGTAGTACTTGCCCACTGAACTAGCCATGTCAACAATTTCTTGCGTGTCATGAATAGTATTGAATACTTCTTTAGGCACGTTATAGATATTACGTATAATGTGGCTGTATGAACGACTATGGATGTTAGTTTCAAAGAAACTCCAGTTGTACATTAAAGCTTCTAGTTCAGGCAATGAAACTACTGGCGTGAATACCTGTGCTGGACCACGTCCTTGTAGACTATCTAATGCTGTTTGCCTTAACAGATTACTAGTAAAAATATGTTTAACAGCTTCACTGGCTTCTTTAAAGTCATTAGCGTCTTTACTTAGACTAATTTCTTCTGGTACCCAAAAGAACCCACGAGCAGTTTGTTCAATCTTTTGTATCTTAGGATATTTTACTTCTTCGAATCGTTGAATGGTAACTGGACCAGACGGGTCTAGAAACATCTTACGGTTAAGGTAGTCTGTCTTTGTGTTTAAATTATACTGAGCTTTGCTCATAGTTTACATGCCTCGCAATCATCTTCCAAATCTTCTTCAACATGAAATCCGTTAAATTTCATTTCTGGTGGTGTATCTTCTTTAACTGCTTTAGCACCTGCTTTGTTAATCAAACTATAATAGAATGTTTTTAATCCCCACATGTGTGCTTGCATTAAGTTCTTGGCAATCAATGTAGTTGGAACTTTACGATCTACAAAGTGTGCTGGATTGTAAAATGTGTTTGTACTAATTGATTGATCAACATAGGCTGCTAGTACTGCTGCTGTTTTAATATAACCGTCACAGTCTTTCTGTTCCCACATTAGTTGATACTTGTTCTTTAACTTGTGATACTCTGGTACCACTTGTGTAAATGATCCTGCCTTTGATTCTTTAACACTAATAAGGCTCATTGGCATTTCAATTCCATTAGTTGAGTTAATAACAACACTGGAACTTTCTACTGGAGCAATAGCCATTAAGGTGGCATTGCGAACACCATACTGCTTCATGTTAGCACGTAGGGCTTCCCAATCTAGTTCTGGGGTAAAGTCTGCTAGTTCATTTACACCTTGGGCTCTTAGCTCCCACGGAAACATACCCTGACCGTAACGTGTCTTGTTACTATGTAAGCAAGCACCCCGTTCTTTAGCCAACTCAACTGTTGCTTCCGTTAAGTAGAATGCTTGATGTTCCATCCAGCTCTTAACATCTTGTAAGGCATCTTTCTCTCCGTACTTGTGTCCACGCTTGGCGTGCCAGTAGGCTAGATTAGTAACACCTATACCCAATGGTTGTATTTCATCATTGCTTAGTTTACTCTGAATACTCAGGAAGTCTTGGTAATCAAGTATGTTGCACAGACTACGTTGCAAAATGCGACAAGCCCTACGCATATCTTCTGGGTTTCGGAAAGCTCCCCAGTTGATAGAACCAAGAGTGCATAAAGCGATGCGACCATCAGCATCATCGAGACGCTTAAA